AAGAAACCTACAACAGATACCTGCTCGAAGTGAATTAGGTAGTAAGATACGAGAACTGTTTTTACCAGAGGAAAATCACAAGTGGGGATCATTTGATTACTCACAACAAGAGCCTAGACTGGTTGTACACTATGCTTTGAAGAATGGCTTTTACGGAGCTGAAGAAATGGCAGAGGAGTATCGAGAGGACCCAACTACCGATTTTCATGAAATCGTTGCTAGAATGGCTAAAATTACCAGGAAACAGGCAAAAACAATCAACTTAGGTCTTTTCTATGGCATGGGTAAAAATAAATTAGCTAGATCTTTAGAGTTAGAAGATGATGAAGCAAAAGAACTTTTTGAAAAATACCATAGTCAAGTGCCTTTTGTTAAAAAACTATCACAAGGATTGCAAGACTTTGCAGAAAAAAATAAAAACATTTATACACTAGAAGATAGATTCTGTAGATTTGATAAGTGGGAACCTATTAACAAAGAATGGAATCCTGAAAAAGGAATATTTGAGATAAGTGATTATCAAGAGGTAGATGGTAAAAAACAAATAGTTAAAATACCGGTGCCAATACTTAAAAGAGATGAAGCAGAAAACAGATATCACGCAGAGAAAGCAAAAAATAGACATGAAAGCGATCCACATGGTCAATACTTTGAGAGACATTATAAACCTGCGTTTACTTACAAAGCTTTGAATAGATTAATACAAGGATCAGCAGCAGATATGACAAAAAAAGCAATGGTAGATTTATATGAACAAGGTATCATACCTCACATACAAATTCATGATGAACTTTGTTTTTCTATTAAAGATGACAAACAAGCAGATGAAATAAAATCTATCATGGAGGATGCAATAAAACTTAAGGTGCCTAACAAAGTGGACTATCAATCAGGACCAAATTGGGGTACAATAAAGTGAGGACATATTATGGCGTATTTAAATGCAAACATACCACCGACTTATGCTCAAATAAGGAGAGAATATTTATATGATCTTAAAAAACATCATGGAGAAGTTGAAGACTGTATTATCTTTGGTATTAGCGCTCTTACAGGTCGGAGCATACTATGGCATGCTATTATGGAAAACGGTGCAATATTTTATCGCTTACCAATTAGCGCGTTTATTCAAAAGGGATTTGACCCACATAGAGTGCCCAGAAGAAGACTTGATGAACTACAGCTCTGGAATTGTTTTTCTTATTATCCTGCTGTCACTTCTTGGGATATTTTAGAATCGCAAGCCGGTAAGTATATAGGAAAAGATAAAAAATGGCACTCAGGAAAATATTTATTTACTATTGACTTTGCTCATCCAGAGGCTAACATACTTGACACTGATCATTCAGAGATTCCGCACGAACACAAGTGCGCTCACATTATTGCTTTAGATGATGGCAATTTTGCAGCACAGCCAAACAATCGATGTATATGGGACATACCTTCTTTCACAGTGAAAGATAATATTCCTGATTGGAAAGTGCAGACATCTGAATGGAATGTTGAAGATAGTAGAGCATGGCGGACAGAGGATACCGACAAGTTCTTCTATGAAATAGAGGAGAAAAAAAATGATTGATAAAATAAAAAAACTTTGGAAAAGATTTAAAACTTGGTTTATTTGGGGATAAATGAATTTAGCAGACTTGTTAAAAAAAAATATAGTAATGGTTCCGGTCGTGGCTTCGGTCTTGGTCGGAACTTTTACAGGTGTTAAATATGTTGTTAATTTAACAGACACAATTAATGCTAACAAAGCAGAGATAGAAAAAATTCAAACAGTAGATTTAGTAAATATACAAAGGGACATAAAAGTTTTAACAGATGGTGTTAACACTGTTATTGCAAAATTAGAAAGAGCTGAAGGTACATGGGAGATGGCTGAAAATTTATACGAAGTCTTGGCTGATAAAGTTAGACAGATGGAATACGATATTAAAGACTTAAACAGGGAAATAAATTATTAGGATGAATTATGGAGATCGCCAGGATGAACTACAGATTTACAGCAATTCTTATTTTAATGTTAGCTGCATTAGCATTTTTTGCAGATCCTGCTTACCCTAGAAATGAATATCTTAACGATGGTAATACCAGATGTGGTGAAGTGGATGTATCTGTATCTAATCGTGATTATGAATATGATAATTATGATCGTAGTTGGAACGAAAGTAATTCTCAAGAATTAAGATTAACATTTAGAAAATATCTTGGCACAGACTGTAAAACATCAAAAGAAAATGCACAAATCAAACAACAATTAGAACTAATGAAGATGTGTAATAAGGTTAATAGAAACCCAAGTCTTGCACAAAATCAAAACTTTGCATTGTTAGTATCAAAATGTCGAGGTGTTATACCACAAGTAGATGAGGTAGAAACTATGCCCACAGGCAGTCTTTGGGATGAATTAAAAGACGATTATATTAAAGAAAATCCAGATTCTAAGACTTTAGACAATAACAACAGCACATTGAAAATGCCACCAAAAGAGTATATACTACCGCTACCAAAACCAAAAGATGAGTAAAAAACCTTTAAATATATCTGAAGAGGCCGCTGTGCAAATGCCGATGAAGACGGTAGCCTCGTTGATAATCATCGTAGCTCTCGGCACCATGGGCTATTTCCAAATTATAGAACGTCTTAATGTTGCAGACACTCGTATACAGATAATGGAGAAAGATCTTGAAGAGAATACAGAGTTTAGAATAAAATGGCCACGGGGCCAACTTGGTTCACTTCCCGCGGACTCGGAACAGTACATGATGATCGAAGATCTTTATAAGACTACCGATAAATTAAATAAGCACATAGAAAACATGGCGTTAAATAAAGTAAACATAGAATTTTTAAGAAAACAAATGGATAAAGTATTAGAAGATATTGAGTCATTAAAAGATGAAGCTAGAGATATGCACTACAAAAATGGTAATGTACAATGATAGAAACTGTGGTGGCCCTGTTGATGTTCTGGGATGGAGAGATTAAGGAACACAGAATACAAGAATCAATGGCTGCATGTTTACGTGCACGTCGTGTTGCAGAACGTGAATACAATCAAAATATATCATATAAATGTATCCGTAGTGAAGCAGAGACAGAAATTTATTTAGGTGAAAAATCTATAAAAAAGCTTATACTTAAATAATGAAAATACAGGCAGAAATAGTTAATGGTATCTGTCCGACGTGTGAAGAATATACACCGTTGGTAGGTTTAACTAAACAATTTTTTAGATGCATGACATGTGGTGCAGACTTAGAGCAACATATAAATGGCAAGATAAGTTATATACCACATCTAACTAAAAGATCATTACAATCAGAGGTAGAAAAATATTTCGATGGCGAAGCGTAAATTTGTAAACTTTGTACCACGTCCAAAACCCCGTAAACGTCCGGGCAGACATACAAAAAGCCTAAATAAATCAAAGAAAAGATCGTATAAAAAATACAACCGACAAGGCCGTTGACAAACATCCCAAAATATCCTAGTCTCTAGGTATGAAAGAAAAAACTATAACAATAAAAACAAATGCAATATCTCAACGACAATACTCAACACTGTTGTTAGAGTTAAATATAATGAAACAACAATGGAGATCTTACGGTGTTAATATACAACTGTCAGCTCCTAGTTTAAAAAAAATCATAGCGTTAGGTACATCAAATGGTGCAGAGAAAAGATCCAGATGAACTAGCAAATCTTTGGAACAAAACAAAAGATCCAAAGTATAAAAAACTATGGTATAAACTAATAGAGGAGATGCATGGAACTGATAATTTTAAACGAAGGTCTGTATCAACTAATTCCAGTAACAAAACAAATGTTAGATGGAATAGTGTTGACAAACAACGTTAGTTGTCTTGATTTATGTGACATACTTAGATTAAAACTAACTGGGTATGTTGACACGTTAAACTTGCACATCATGGAAGATGGAAGCGCTATGGTGGGTTGTATGTGTAGATGATACACCTACCCTAAAGAGGGAAAAATAAGGGTAGGTAATGGTGAGAAGATTTCTCGCCATACCATAATTTAGCCACATTGTCAAATTGTGTCGACTGGTGTGCAGGTAAACTTAATATACATACCGTATTTGTTGATATCTTCACGGCCTATCTCTTCTAATTTTCTTTGTGCTTCCTCATAACCAAAATGTAGGCAATCGTATTTAGTTTTAAATGTTTCAGGCCATTGAAAAGGTGGCATACATTCACCAGCAATGCTTGAACAAATTATTAAACTCATTAATATTTTCATTGACAATCCTATAAAATCACCTATATATGGGTTATTAAAATGAAAGGAAACACGCATGACAGACATGAGTAAATACAAAAATGTTTCACTGACAAAAGAAACATATGCTATTTTAGATAAACTATCAAAGGTATTATTGCCCGATGCAAAGTTGTCGGTTGCAAAAACTATTGAGTCGTTAGCAAACGAGAAAGCGAGAAAACTAAATGGCAAAATTAAAAAAAGGTAGAATCAAGGTTCACATTTGTGAAACATGCCACGGAAACGGGTATGTCAGGGTTGCAAAACTTGATGGCGATCCTGCATTAGATTTTAGAGATAGAAGTGAGGTTCATCAGTGTTGGGACTGTGACTCGGAAGGAGAATTTTATGAAACGGTTGATACTAATCTTATCGATGACGGTGATTCTGACACATTGCACTAAAATAGAGTTTGACGGATTCGATCCTACAACCTCAGCTTTGAGGTGGATTATAAATAATGATTCCTGATACAGACAAAGCATATATTGCAGGACTATTTGATGGTGAAGGATCAATACACATGAAACGTGGATCTGAAAAGAAAAAGAAACACAAGGGCAAAGGTTATCGTATCTCAAATAGTTTACGATTGTCAATGGAAATAACAATGACAGATAGATCTGTGTTGACATGGGTGCATGAAGTTTTGGGTTGTGGAACATTGACCAAGAAACCAAGAAAAGGTAAAAGAAAAGATGGAACACCATATCTTATGCAATGGCGATGGCGTTGTACGTTTAGAGATGCATACTATGTTTGTTGTTTGATTTGGCCTTGGGCGCATACAAAATTACCAAAGATACAACAAGTTATAAGCCATTATGCAAGTCAAGCATTAGATAATAACGTAATAAATTTAGAGGAGTATAAACAAATAAAAAATAATGTTCGATAAATATATTTATAATACATTACATTTTATAATGAAATATGCAGGACAACTAAATGCATGGGCATGGCGTCAGCATGTAAAAATATTAAGGAGCGATAGATGGAAAAAGATAAAGAAAAAATAAAAATACAAGTCAATACTTTTAACTGGGGACCATGTGTTACTAGATTTCAAATACAAGATGATTTTAGAAAGGTATTGTTAGATGAGGCTAAAAAATCAGAAGAAGATTTTAGTGATAGACTGGCAGGTCAGATTAGAAAAGAAACTGGCTACAGTGAAAAACAACGTGAGATAATTATACCTTATCTATCTCCTTATCTTGGTATTTACGATGAAGCATTTCAAAGATATCAGAATAAAAGATACGAACACGGTAATCCAGAGTATGCACTGACTGCTTTGTGGTGCAACTTTCAAAGACAATACGAGTTTAACCCACCACATGATCATGATGGTAAATTATCGTTTGTAATTTATTTATCGATACCTGATAAATTAAAAGAAGAAAATAAAAACTATAAAGGTAAGAGCTGTGGACCTGGAGGTATACAGTTTATGTACGGTGAAGGACCAAGAAATGCTGTAACTTACATGTCATACTTTCCGAAAGAAGGAGATATGTTTATATTTCCTGCGTGGTTAAAACATTGGGTTAGTCCATTTAACTCTGACTGTGTGAGAGTATCTGTATCAGGTAATGTGCACGATTCTGCTCCACTAGCACAAATTCGTAAAGGCGCGTTAAAGAACGAAGACGAAGAGTATCTAAAAGAATTAAAAAATAAAATATGAGACCAACTGTATTTGTAGCTTTACCTTGTTATGATATGATGAAAGTAGAAACCTGTTTGTCATTGTTAAACTTATTTAACAAGTTTACAATGCATAATATACCTGCTGAATTTAGAACGGCTAAAAGTCCTTATGTTAGTCATTGTCGTAACTTACTTACTGCTGGATTCTTACACTCAAAAAAAGACTTTTTGTTATTTGTAGATGCTGACATGCAATTTGGTGCAGACTCAGTGTTTAGAATGCTAGCTGGTAATTACGATATTTGTTGCACTCCATATAGATTAAAAGATGCTACCATGAAAGAATCTTATCCTGTATCATTTGAAAATTATGATAAGATAGAAATATCAGCTAAAGGTTTTGTAGAAATTACTGCAGGACCCACAGGTCTAATGATGATAAAACGTAGTGTGTTTGATAAACTTAAAAAAGATAACCCTAATTTACAGATCAAGTTTCCTGAAGAAAAAAGAAAGAATATAAACGCTGAGATTATGGGAGCTGAGAATACTGATGAGAACCCATCTGCGGATTGTTTATGGAACTTCTTTGATACTTCGTTTGATGATCATTTATTTAAAGGTGAAGATATTGCTTTTTGTGAATTAGCTCGTAAGTCTAAATTTAAAATACATGCGAACATAGACTCAACGACCGTGCATCACGGACCATATGGTTATAAAGGTAAGTTTAGAGACGCATTGGAGAAAGTTACATGACACCAGAACAAGGATTAGGTATGTTATTTGTAGGAATAGTAGCCCTTTCGATTGGAGGTGGGATAGCTTTTGTGATATTAAGAAAGGTGTATAGATCAATACATAGATCTAAAAGAAGGTTTGACGACTTAGAATGATGGAAGAAAAAGATTTATTAGAATACGAAAATATTGGTAAAAAAATAAAACGTAATGACAAGTATACCTATGTCGATGCTTCACGTATCGAGGAACACGGATCACGGCTCTATGATGTAAATGGTGCTAGACTTCCAAGCGTGACTACGATATTAGGCAAAACCAAAAATCAACAATTTTTAAAAGATTGGATAGCGAAAAAAGGTGAAGCCGAAGCAGAACGAATCAAAAACTTATCTAGTAATAGGGGGACAGCTATGCACAAATTCTTGGAAAACTATATCACAGGAGTGGGCTACGATGATCTTACAGCGCTCGGACAGGAGGCGAAAGCCATGGCCCAAAAAGTTATTGATGTGGGTCTTGCACCTGTTGAAGAATACTTTGGTTCGGAAGTTACGTTATACTATCCGGGTCTATACGCAGGCTCAACAGACCTTGTCTGTTTACATAACGATCGTGAAACTGTTGTTGACTTCAAACAAGCTAACCGTCCGAAGAAGAAAGAATGGATCGAAGATTATTATCTGCAGATCGCAGCATATGCTATGGCCCATGACTACATCCACAAGTCAAACATCGAACAAGGAGTTATCATGGTATGCACGCCTGACCTATATTATCAGGAATTTGTCGTAAGTGGGGCAGAATTAAGGCAATATAAACATAAGTTTTTGAAAAGATTAGACAGCTATCATGACCTAATTTTTGATGAAAAAGAGAAAGCAAAAGTAAATATTAACCCGGAGGATTTTTTTAATGGAGCGTGAGATAGTAGGATATTATTACGATGGTAAAAAGTCTTGGATATTGTATCAAGATGAATATGGTAATGAAACAAAGGAGGAATGGACAGATGAACAGTCAGATTAGAATGGTTCTAAAGAAGAGATACGAAGCAGATATTGAAGATGCTAAGTATAAGATTAAATGTTTTAGTGAGCATGAGATAGTGATACCAGAGCATCCGGATATCACATTAGAGGTTGACAAACTGTTACAAAAAATTGCAGAGGCTGAAGATAAGTTGGCAGCAATTGAGCAACATTATGGCAAGAATGAGGCAGAAAAACCCTTATTGTAGGGCTCGCAGGATTGATTTACCCTTCGCAAAAAGAGTTTGAACCTTCGCAGCGCGAGGGTATGTCAAGCAAAAATCTATCCGAAAATTCAAAAATGTATCCGAAAATTAAAATCTGCGAAGGTACGAGGTCATTCTGCGAGGGTTCCGCGAAGGTTCTGCGAAGGCTAGAATCCGCATATTTATTGACTTGCGAAGGTTGCGAGGGGTAAATCAGAAAAACGAAAACTTTTTTGTCCTTGGATACAAAATTCACTGTATACCTTCGCAGAGTTGTATTATAACAAATTATGCCTAGGAAAAGACGAAAAAGAATTGCAACTGATGGGGCTCCCGATATACCTTATCCGAGAGTCAGAGTGGAGTGGATTGATTGTGTCAGTGACTCTGGCTGGGCTACCGACAAAGAGTTTGATAAAATGAAACTAGCACGACCAGTAAATGAAGGCTGGTTGTATTCTAAAGATGATAAGTCCGTAAAACTATTTGCATCTTACGATAAAGATGATAACGAAATTACGTTTGGGGATCGGACGATGATTCCTCGGGCTTGGGTAAAGAAGATTCAGAAACTTTAGATGGAGTTACATCAATTATCTGTCCGTAATCGGTTAAAAGTTGTTTCATTTTTGCTTCTAACTCTTGTTCTGACATGTCCTCTAGTTTTCCTGTTTTTATTATTTTTCTATCTATGTATAGTCCTGCTGCTTTTCCTCTGTTTGCTTCCGCATTCACTGCAGAAGAAAACGATCCTTTTTTTAAAGCGGCTTCTCTGAGTCTTGCAAGTTCTGCTACATGTCCTTCGTAGGTAACTTCATGTTTTCTAAGTCTTTCTTCTTTCAGTTCACCGATATACTTTACAACAAGTGGTGAGTGTCTTGGGTTTGTTAGTTCTGATCCTTCCTGTCTTGCACGTTTAGGACTGTATCCAGCAGCAAGCGCTGCCTCTGTCTGTGTCATTGGTCCGTCAGGTCCGCCGAATACTAAAAATTCAGCAAACCTTTGTTGCATCTCTGTAAGTCTTTTTGGTAATCCCATGATTGACAATTTAAGGTAACATGGTTATAAAGTCAATATGAAAGACAACGAAGGCTATGAGCAGTTAATTAAAATGTTGCGAGCAGAAATACAAGACTTAAAAAAATATAAGTCAGAGTGTATAAGATTAGAAAATTTATTGCACGGCTATAAAAAAGTGATAGAAGATTTAAGTAGTCAGGTGGTTAAATAATGTACGTCAAACACCTGCAAGAGTATTTAGAAAAGTTTACTGAAGGACAGCAAGGTCGTAGAGGTAATGCAGTCAGTGATGCAAAAATATATATCATGACTCGTAAAGGTTACTTAGAGGAGATCAAACGGATTGAAGTTCACCAAAGTAATAATCCTCTGGATAATTCCTTGCGTGTCGTTTTAAAACCAAACAGAGAAGAAAAACTAATTTTACCTCCTGGTTACGTAAAAGATTATTAAGATTTGAACACAGGAGTAACCTTGAAAAATGCATGGGACCAGAGCGTAAATTGTATCAAAAAATTAAGAAATATTTCACCAACATTTCACTTATTAGACTTGAAAATAATAGCTTACACGGTACTCCCGATCTATTGGCTTATAATAATTCTGGCAACTTTTTCACTATCGAATTAAAAGTTACGAAGAGTAACAAGGTTAAGTTTTCTCCACATCAAATTGCCTTCCATGTGAAGCATCCACGTAATAGTTTTATCTTGGTAGAGACCCTTGATCCAAGGTCCTCGAAACATGTTGAGTATTATTTGTTTCCTGGTTCAGGGATCTTGGCGCTTGAAGCTTGTGGCTTGGCGCTTGAGCCTTTGGCCAAAGGGCTTGACGCTTGTGGCTTGTTGCTTGATTCGCTTGGCGCTTGAAGCTTGGCGCTTGCAGCTTGATGCTTGGGGCCCGGACCAGTCGCACGCTCATTTGGCGGCGTCCCACTCTCAGAGCTAATGGCCTGGTCCAGTTTATTACGTAGCTTTCGTAATTCTTTATAATAGTTTGGATGTCGAAACATTTCAATGTTTTCCGTATTTAATAGTTTTAATGTTGCTGTCCCAGCATGCCCGGCAGTCTCTGCATTCATTGTCTTGTTTTGCAGCTGGACAGGTAGCGTTAGCTGTAACAACTTCTGAAGAGTTAGGCCACGAAGCAGGCGCCGTTTGGTTCACCATCGGCGCGCTGAAACGTATGACTAAATTGTTAGGCTTTGCTGTCAGGTGATCCTTGATCCATGCTTCACGAGTCGGTAACCAGTGACGCTTAGAAGGTGTTAACCTGCAGACTTCATAAATTTTGTTTAAGTGATCTAGATCCTGGACATCGCCTGAATCGTGCCATCGAAACACGTCGGGCTTCTTACTGTTGATCAGGTGAGCCATTGCGGTGACCCATTGCGGGTCCTTGATAGCCTTGAGTCTTCGATACTGTGCATCCTGAACAACCTTGAACACGTAACAACCTTTGAGCGCGTAACAGTCATAACACACTGAACCAGGGACCGCTTGGAGCTTGCCGCCAGTTTTGCATTCTTTGGCAGGTAAACCTATTGACCAGCCCGGCATCTTCGACGGTTTGCTTAGGCTGCCGCCTATAATTTTTAAAGCTTCTTTTGTTTGCATAATCTTTCTCCTTTAACTTCCTGGATATCATTATAATACTTTCTTGTCAAGCTTGCGGCTTGACGCTTGCAGCTTGTAGCTTGCTGCTTGTAGCTTGGGCCTTGACTCTCGAGCCAGCGCCAATGATTAATTAAAATTTTTTCTTTCATAATTTTTTGCGGCCCAGTGAGTTTAATAACTAGTATGTATTTCTCACTGGCCCTAATCAGCAGGTCCCAGGGTCCGATTTTCTACTGATCCCTGGTCCATCAAGCAGAGGTAATTCCACTGCGGGCTCTTCCATTACATTGGTTAATGGACCAGGGATCAGCAGGTGATTGCGGACTGTTCAACCTCCGTCAGTTTGAGTTGTCTCAGAGTACCCTGGAGTACCAGCTACCCGCACAGTTCCTACACTATTTCCCTATCAGCAATTTGCAACTTAACTGATCCCAGGACACATGGGTTGAAGCCCAGCGGCAATTGTTTACCGGTGCACCAGGGCTTAGGCCTGTATCCAGGTCCATATGTCCAGGGATCAGTTCTAGCTGTGCGTGTGTTTGGATCTCTTTCAATCTACTTTACACCACAGATAGAAACTATATCCAATATAATACTTGACTATCCTATTGTCAAGTGTTAATTTCAAATTAATTAAATATAGGAGAAATAAATATGACTACAAAAAAAATAACACTTAACGCAGATAAGCGAAAAGTTATTGCAGATCAATTTCAATCTTTTTACGAAGATAAAGTAAAAGATAAATTGGTACAAGCAAAAGAACAATATGACCTTATGCGAGATAAAGCAAAAGTTGCGATTGATAAAGTTGTAAGGTTTCATCAACCACAGGAAGATGTTGATACAATTAGAAGAATGATTAGTAAATATTCTTCTAGTGGTGGCGATTTATACCATGATAATTGTTTTAATATTACAATGCCAATAACTAAAGTTGATGATGAGGGTAAAGAGTATCAAGCAGATGATGAGGTCAATGTTAGATTTGACATGGGTAGAAAATTTGCAAGAGCATATTATCGTGATGATATGAAAGCAAAAGGTCTTAACCCAGATTTTCATTTGTCTATTGATAATGACTACTCAAAAAGAAACCCAAAATACTACAATGATGAAAGCGCAGTAAATAAATTTTTGGGTTTTAGTACATCTTCAAATGATGATAAATCTGTAATTACACCTAAAGCAAAATGGGAAGAAGATTTTAAACTTTGGGTAATTGGAACATCTTATTGCAGATCAAGACAATTCAAAGTTGATGAGAATACTATGAATTTCTTTAAGATGTATCGTGCTAGTGCTGACAATGTAATTAAAGAACATGAACAAATGTATAGTTATGTTGAGGGCAAAATGAAAACTTTGAGATTAGGTTTAAAATCTTATCGTACTTTTGACCAAGCAAAAGCACTTGCAGATAAAGTAGGAGTTGTTTTAAATGAAACAATGTTGAATGAAAGTTCTAGTTTAGCTTTATCAATTTATAGTCCAGATAATCTTGCGAGTTTATTGGAAGATAAAGAGGTCTTAACTAGAGATCAAAAGATTGCTATTGCAAGAAAACAAATGCAACAATCTGTAAATTAACACTTGACAGGGACTATTCTATAATATAGGATAGTCCCAGAAAGAGAGAAAGAAATATGACTAAAACATTTTATATAACTTATTGGGCTTCTAAACATAAGAAGCACATAACAAGACAAGGCAAACATGATGAGAAATCTCGTTATGGAGTTGCCAAAAATGGGACTGCGTATTATGTCTATTATGATATGGACGCACATGGATACAGGACTGCAAGTGGCAGTTGGAAAGTGAGGCACTAATGGAACTGATTGCAAGATTAATAATGGTGTTAGTTGGTTTCGCACTAGCACTATTGGGAGTAATTGTTTTTGTACATTCAAACGATCATGCACTAATGGGAATACTAATTTCTTTTGCCGGTGTTGTTTCAATGTTTGGGGGGTTGCCACATTATGAGTGATTATAATTGGTGCCATGGTCCGAAATGCCATAAACATCACACACAGGACAGAATAAGAGGTGTTAAAGGTTCTAAGGTTTTGAGGACCAGAAAGATTGCTCAAAACCAATGGAACGCGAACAATGTCTGGTCTAACTTTTGTAGTCAAGGTTGTTGGAATGAATTTATGCATGAACATTGGGCTGAGTTTATTAATCTATACCCAAGGACCGAGGCTCTTGAAACACCGATAGATGTAGTTGTAGAAACCAGACAAGATTGGTCTGGCAATGACTATAAAACAAAAGTAATAAAAGAGGTTGACAATACCTCTAATCCATGAGAATATAGGACATGACTAAAACAGAAAGAACGTACGAAAGAAAGAACAGATTCAACGGTGAGTCTGTTATGCTAACAAAAGAAGAGGCATCAAGACACGATGCAATCTTCCTAGCTGAGATCATGGCAACAGTAGAAGATAAACAATTAGGCTATGGTGCAAGTAAACATTGGAACACAATGCGAAAGCATTTAGATTGGTTTATGAAACACAATGCCAAAGCCTACATGGTCTTACTAGATTAACTCTCTTCCCCTGGCCCTACGGGCCAGGGGTCCCGAACCAAATCCAAAAATCCAAATAAACTTTGACCCTATCCCCCCTTTTTGCAAAAAGGGGTCCCACTACTCTAGGTTGTATTGCTTAATTTACACATTCGTGTATACTGAAAACTTATTGGTACCATGGACTTGAATAAGGT